CATCCGGTTCTGGCCCGGCATCGCATCCCGCGCGTAGCCGCCGTTGGCGAAGCTGAAGCTCGGCGAGCGCGGTGCCACAACCGGCGCGCCGATGTCGGCAAACCGGGCGCGGCCGGCGTGGATGGCCCGCATGGCGTCCAGGCCGTAGGCGCGCACCGTCTCCTGCGGCATCACGTACTCGCCGCGGTGCACGTCGCCGGCCTTCGTGTACTTGCCGCCCCAGCCGGTGAAACCGCCCGCGGCGAAGCCGGACGTGGATCCCACGCTGTTGGCGATCAGCAGCGTGGTTGCCGCGGCCGCGAGCTCCTTGGCCGCGTTGCTCAGGACGTTTGCCCCGATGCCGACCGCGGCGCCGGCCAGCGCCGTCTCGCCGGCCGCCGCTGTGAGCTTGCTGGCCCCGGCTCCGACGTCCGACGAGTCGGTCTTCGTGAACAGCGCCAGCAGCTTGGCGGCCGCCGCGGCCGCCAGCTGCTGCGCCGCGAACTCGGCGAGCCCCTGCGCCATGTCGAGGAAGAAGCCGCGAACAGCGTCGCTCAACGATGCGGTCTGCATCGTCAGGGTGGTCAGCAGGTTGGAGAACGCGCCTTCGAACGTGCCGGTGACGCTCTTCGCCAGCAGGTCCGTGGTGTTGCGCATCCCGTCCAGCTCGAGCTTGATGCGCTGCACGTTCGCCAGGGCTTCCGGATTCCCGGTCGCGCGGGCGAGCGCTTCCATCTTCGGCACCAGCTGGTCGAGCGTGGCCAGCTTGGTCTTGTAGAGGTCGACGATCTGGCGTTGCGCATCGGCCTCGGTGATCAGGCCCGACTGCACGCCCAGCTGGATGCGCTGCTGGGCGATCTGGATATCGCCCATGACCTGGTCGTAGACGCGCTGCAGGTCCTGCAGCTCCGCCACCGCTTCCTTGGCCTTGATCAGCTTGCGGACGTCCGCCGCACCTTCCGACTTGCCGATGAACTCCAGTTGCTTGGCCAGCTTCTCCAGCTCGGTGCGCTGCTTCGCGATGGCGGCGTCGCTGCCACTGCCCTGCAGGCTGGCCAGCTCGAGCTGCACGTCGACGAGCCGCTTGGAGGCGTCCACGCGCATGTTCTCGAAGTCGAGCATCTGCGCGTAGTCGCGCAGCGCGTCCTTGGTGCCCGCGCTCGCGTTTTTGTAGCTGCCTTCCTCGATCTCGTAGAGGATGCGGGCGGCCTCGCCCGCCTTCTTCTCGCCGTCCTCGAGGTCCCCCAGCAGCGAGATCTGGCGCTGGAGATTCTGCAGCTCGCGCTGCGCGGCTTCCTCGTCCTGCTGGGCGTCCGTCTTCTTCGGCTTGGGCCCCTTCGGCGCCTTGTACTTTTCCTCGATCGCCTTGCGCAACCGCTCCTGGGATCCGTCGAACAGGCGCGGATCCGTGCCGCCGCTGGCGACGTCGATCGCGACGTACTTGCGCGCCAGATCGTTGAGCTCCTTGAGCTTCTTGGTTTGCCGGTCGTAGCCGTCCTCGATGGCCTTGTCGATCGACGCACGGGCGGCGATTGCCTCGTCCTGCGTCTTCTGGGCGTCGCTGGCGACCTTCGCGCCTTCGCGCTCCTTGTCGACCACCCGCGACAGGGCGATGTAGCGGTCCTGCAACGCCTGGATCTGGCCGCGGATCTGCTCCGCGCGCGCGTGGTCGCCGCCCTCCTCGAACATCCGCCGGTCGGCATCCAGTTGGGCCATCTGTACCGAGAGGTGGTTCCTCTGGAACTCGGCGTCCTCGCGGCCGGCGTTCTTGATGTCCTCCCAGGCGTCGTTGACGGCGTTGCGCACCTTGATCCAGGCGCGCTCGAGCGTGCCGGCGCGCTCGATCGCCGTCTTGACGCGCTGCTCGTGCACGCGGGCGAAGGCCTCGATCGCCGCGCGGGCGGCGTCCTCCGCGCGGCCCTGCGCCTCGAGCGACTGCACGTGCTCGTAGACCGAGAGCGTCAGGAAGTGGTACTGCTGGTTCAGCTCGGCCAGCTGCGCCGACGGCGCCTCGGCCAGTTTGATGATCTTCGCCGTCGTGGACTCGATGCTGTCGCCGGTCAGCTGGGCCAGGTTGACCGCCGCGCTGGTCGCGTCCTCGAGCGCATCCACGCCGACCTTTCCCGATTTGACGAATGCCTGCACCGCCTTGTCGGCGTCGCCGTACTTGCCGGTGGCGCGCCCCACGGTGTCGCTGATCGTGTCCAGCTGCCCGGCGGTGGATGCGATGGTGTTCCCGGTCGCGATCAGCGCCGTGTCGAACGCGCGCATCTCCGTGTAGGCCTTGACGGCCGCGATGGCGAACGCAGCCGTGGCGCCGCCAGCGACGCCCAGGGCGAGACCGAAGCCGCTGAGCAGCGTGCTCGCCGCACCGGCCCGGCTGCCCATCTGCAGGATCTGGTTGCCGGCCAGCTGCCAGTCGCCGCGGGCGGCGTAGATCGACAGCTGCGTCAGGTCGCGCTGGGTCGCGGCCGACTGCAGGCTGAGGCGCTTCATCAGCGACACCTGCCGATTGGTATCCGCCGGCGACAGCGGGGTGAGCGCGGAGGCCTTGGCCTGGTTGGCGTCCCACCAGATGTCGGACCGCTTGGCGTTGAGGCCCAGAAGCGCCTTGTTGTACCGCTCGCGCGAGATCCGGCCCTCGTCCATGGCCTTCTTCAGGGCGGCCTCGTCGCGCGCCAGCTGGCGCAACTGCGCACCGGCCTTGTCGTAGCGCGACACCGTGGCGTCCAGCGACTTTTGTTGTTGCGCCGAGGAGCGGGCGAGCGAGGCCTGGGACTTGTCCAGCTGGGCCAGCGCGTCGTCGTATTCCTCGGCCGTGATCAGGCCCTTCGACATCGCCCGGTCGAGCATGGCCTCGGTGTCGGCCAGGTCGTCCCAGCTGCTGGCGCCGCGCTCGAGGCGCGCCTGCAGCTTGCCGATCAGGGCGATCTCCTGCGAGATCGCCTGCTGCGTCAGCCGGCTCGCCTGCACGTAGGCCTGCTGGGCCTGGGCGTTGGCGGCGCCGCCGCCAGTGTCGGGCACGCTGACGTCGGCCGCGGTGTCGGCCAGGTCCTGCAGATCCTTCTTGGTCTCGCGAACGGCTTTGCGCGCGGCCGTGAAGTCCGCGCGCATCCGCATGTCGATCGCAAAGTCCTTGCCGCCGCTGCCTGCCACCTAGCGCTTCCTCAGCTTCTTGACCCGCGCCAGGGTGGCGCGCAGTCCCTTCTCCGTATCTGCTCCCCCGGCGATGAGGTCCTCGATCAGGTCGGCCCGCAACTCGTTCCGGCGTCGGAGCGAGGCCTCGTACATGCCGGTCAGCTGCCGCTCGGTGTATCGGCCGAGCCGCTCGATGTCGCCCCCGAGCTCGACGAAGACGTCGAGCCATCCAACCGCGCCTTCAGGAGGCGCCCCCTGGCCCGCAGGGTGATTTCGCCGAAAAAAAAACGGCCCGCCACCCCGAACCACAGGTAGACCAGCGGCTCGATCTCGGCATCGCTCAGGCCATCGACGAACGAACGCGGCCTGCCGATCGCCTCGGCGATCGCGTAGCGCACGAATTCCTCATGCACGCCAAGCAGCGGCCGGATGTGGTCGAAGACGTCCTCGATCTCGACGTCGCCCACCATCTCTTCGACGTCGGCCAGGAACGCGCGGCCGTGGTGCAGCACGCGCGCCTTCTGGAAGAAGCCGTACTCGCGCACGACCACGGTCTCGCCGCCGATCGGCAGCTCGGCCGTGGGATCGAGCATCTGCGCTTCGTCCGCCGCCTTCTGGGCGGCGGACTTGCGCTTGGTCACCTTGCCAACGGTGTCCCCGCCGGCAGCCAGCTTCCGTGCCATCAGCTGCCGCTCCCCTCCGTCGGGATCTCCAGCCGGCCGAAGCCGCCCAGGCTCGGGTCGGCGGCCATCGCCGAATCGAACAGCGCGGTGCCCGACAGCGACAGCTCGCCGAAGTCCTCGTTGATGAAGGCCAGGCCCTCGACCGGGTTGAACTGCACCCGATACAGGTGCGCGCGGATGCGGCTGCCGTCGATGGTATTGATGCCGTCGAGCAGGAAGTAGCGCTCCGGCGACTGCGCCGTGAACAGCGGCAGGCTGGAGAACCCGTCGTGCTGGTAGTCCGCCTTGAACGGCTGGGTGAACGTGTCGACGTCCAGGAACTCGATCACGCCGCCGTTGCTGGCGTCCTGGCGGTAGTTCGTGTTGGCGGCGAGCGTGGCCGGGCTGCCGGCGCTGTCCTTGATCGCCAGCGACTGCACGTTGGCGGGCTTGGCCAGCACGATGCGCTCGCCGGCGACGATGTCGGCGGGCAACACCTCGCCCACCACGCTCGCGCCGGCGACGTTCTGCGGCGTGGCGTACAGGCCCAGCTGCACGTTGTAGGCGTTGAAGTAGCGCAGCACCAGGTTCAGCTCGACCGTCGTGCTGGTGCGCAGGCGGGCGGACTGGAGGCGCTGGCCGCTGTAGGTCTCGGTGCGGTCGGCGTTCTCGGTGTTGAGCGACAGTTCGCAGGACGACTGGTCGCCCACCCAGGTGAGCTTGTCGGGCTGGCCGTTGGCCAGGCGGGTGCCGAGGTAGATCCGGCCCTGGAAGGAAAAGTCTTGCATGGTCTTTCTCCGGTGGTGTGACCGGCAGCCGCCGGCTGGGTGGTGATCAGTTGAGGTAGCGGGAGACCAGGCGCCGGGTCTCCTTCTCGAGCAGCTGGGTGGCCTGTTCGGCGATGCGCTCCGGGCGGCGCCCGTGCGCGAGCATCTGCGCCACGGTGGAGCGGTACTCGACGGCCAGGCGCTGGCGCTGCTTGCCCTTGTAGCGGCCGGCCTGCATCGTCACCTTCGGCCCGTAGCGATGGACCACGTGCACGTTTCCGGCCTGGCCCTTGCCGACCAGCAGCGGCGCGATGAAGGCGCCGGGCTCGAGCGAGCGACGGCCGCGGTACACGCTGTACGTCACACCCTTCTTCGTCCGCCGCGTGCCCGGGTACTGCATCAGGCCGATGCCACGCTTCCACTGGCCGTACAGGCGCACGCCGCCTCGGCGCGCGGTGCCGCTGTCGAGGTAGCGCACGGCCAGATGTTCGCGCACGCGGCCGGCGCGGATGTTGTATTCGGCCTGGATGTCGCGACGCGCGTAGACGGGGATCGAGCGGTAGACGGTCTTCATCGCCTCCTGCTGGATCCACGGCAGGCGCTCGTCGAGCAGTTCGTCCATGCCGGCGCCGAACTGCTCGATCCCACGGATGTCGAAGCCGATGCCGATCGGTTCGCGGCGACCGGGCTTCTTCTGCAGGACGCTGGCGGATACCCCGGCCATCAGGCGTCGGTCCTGCGGTAGGAGGTGCTCCAGTGGATCTCGGCCGCGCACACGGGCATGCCTTCGGGCCGATCGAGAAACGCCGCCTCGTCGTAGACCACCGCCAGCGCGCCCGGCATCTGGTGGTACTTGCGCAGGCAGCGGTCGATGTCCTCTTCGGCCCTGTATACGTGGGCCAGCGCGTTGGTGAAGGTGGCGGGGACCTCGAACTCGATGATGCCGCGGATGAGGCGCTCCCCGTCGGGACGGCGACCGCCGCTCTCCCCACGGTGCTTGGTGACGCAGGCGACGGTACAGCGCTCCACCGTCGGCAGGCCGGTCTGCGAACGTTCGGTCACGACGCTGGCGCCCAGGTCGGTGTTGTAGCCGGCCGCGGTGGAGATGCCGCGCAGCGCATCGGCCAGCGCGTCCACGATCTCCTGGACGGGGACGCTAGCCATTGAGCACCCCGAACGATTCCATGCCGTCGTTCTCGTTCTCGACCTCGATGGGCTTGCTGTGCGCGCCGAAGCGGTCGGTCCACGCCACCACGTCGCCCTGGCGGAAGGTCCAGTCCGAGGCCATGCAGCGCACGCGGTCGATGCGCGCCACGACCTGGCCGTAGTCGCCCAGCCGCGCCTGGTTGCGGTCGACCACGATGCGCAGCGGCACCGCCGCTGCGGCACCGCGCGCGACGGTGGCGTCCACGCCGAAGGTCTCGTAGATGTCGAGCAGGTCGGTCGCGGCGAAATCGTCGTCGAAGCTCATCGCGGCGCCTCGCGCGTGGGTAGCTGCCCGTACAACGCCTGGTAGGCGCGGATGGTTTCCTGCGCCAGCGTCAGGGACCGGATGGCGTCGTCGCCGTTGGCGGCGATTCCAAGAGCAGCGATCGCATCCTCTCCAGTAAGTCCGGCTTGCGCGGCACCATCGCCGCCGCCGGCGGTTCCGGCAGGACCGGGCACACCAGCTGCGCCTGCGGCGACGGGCGGACATTGGAGGCGTTTCCGCACGACGACAGCGCCGCCGCGCACGCCAGCAGCAATACGATCGAACTCGGCCTTGGCATCCTCTTTTCCTCGTTGGTAGTTGGCGTCGAGGCGGCCGATCGCGACGCCGGCGGCCTGTTCCGCGATGCGTGCCTGTCCCTGGGCTGCGGCGAGCGCTTCGGCGTCATCCTTCTGCTGCCGCGCCTGCGCCGTGTCGCGCTGCGCCAGTTGCACGCGCAGGTCGCTCATCTGCAGCCAGTACGAGCCCGCCAGCATCGCCACGAGGGCCACGGCGATCGGCCAGCGCAGCTTCCACGCCGCCGCCGGCGCGCAAACTGCGGCGAGCAGCACCAGCAGGCCGATGACCCACCACACGTGCGAGGCGAGGAAGCCGATCATCGGCCGGCTCCCTTCGGCGGCATGACGCCGGTGCGCAGGATCTGCTGCAGCACCACGGCGCGCTGGCGCTCCTGCAGCGTCTCGCCGATGAGCCGCGGCCACTCGCTCAGGAGCAGCAGGTTGGCGGCAGCGTCGAAATCCCCGGCCGACAGGTCGGCCCACAGGGCCCGCCAGTCCGCGATGTACTGGACGCCCATGACCTGGGCCAGGTGCAGGATCACCGCGATGCGCGGCGCGCCGAGACGCGTGGCGTCCTGGGAGAAGATCCGGTTGCGCAGCGTGGCCAGGTGGCCGGTCAGGTCGCCGCGCAGCATCACGCGCGCCTCGCCCAGGGTGATGCCCTTGGTGCCCAGGCGCCGCAGGAACCCGATCACCACGCCGTCGCGCGGCGTGGTGTGCGGATGCGCGTGGAAGGTCTCGTACTGCTCGATCAGCTGCACGGCGTTGCGCAGGCTGTCGTCCTCGACCAGGTAGTGCCCCATGGCGGCGGATTCGCTCACCGGCGCCTCCCGAAGAGGCCGAGCTGCGTGCCTTCGCCGCGCAGCTCGGCAGCCCACCGGCGCGCCCAGGCCCAGGGACAGACCTCGAGCAGGATCAGCACCAGCGCCCAGCTGTAGGGCATGGCCAGCGCGACGATCGCGCCCACGATCAGCCCGAGCGGCTGTCGCCACAGCCACCACACGATGGAGAAGGACGCCGCGGTGCCGGCGATCTGCGCGATCAGCGTGGCCGCCGTCGGCGACAGGCAGCGCATCGGCAGCATCCCCACCCGCAGCGTCACCAGCCAGCCGCCCAGCATGGCCAGCCCCACCGCCAATAGCCCGATCGGGCCGTTGTCGATCAGGCCCAGCAGGAAGGTCCACGCCCACTCGATCGACTCGCGCGCTTCGGTGGCGCTGCCAAACCAGGCGTACACGCCAGCACCCGCGGCAACCCCGAGGCCGACCTTGGTGCCGGCGCCGGCGCGCGGCGACGCCACGGTCAGGCGTCCTCGCCCGTGGACGGCACGAGCTCGTAACGCCCGTCCGGCGGCACATCGTCGCCGTGGCCGACGATGGTGCCCAGCCGCACCTGGATCCACGCCGGGTTGCCGAAGCGAAGCCGGCTACGGACCTTGGTCGCGAGGCGGTACAGGGGCGGCGACAGCGTGACGGCGGCGGCGCCGGCAACGATCAGCGTGAGGCCAATGGCGATGTTGGCGAGCAGATCGAACATGTCAGTTGTCTCCTGCGGCGAAACGGAGGTTGGCCGCGACGCGACGGGTCCAGCCGCGGCCGAAGTGGTCGAAGGTCTTGAGCGAGGCGTAGAACTCCAGCCGCGCGGCGTTGAAGCGCAGCAGCAGGTCGTTCGGGTCGGCGCGGCGCGCCGCGGCCAGGGTGAGAGGGCCGATGGCGCCATCGGCCACGACGCCGGCGGCGGCCTGCAGCCAGCGCACGGCGTTGCCCGCGCCATGGTTGATCACGGCGTCGAGCAGCTGGAAGGCGACCGCCTTCGGCAGCTTGTCGCACTGCTGCGCGTCCCAGAAGTCGCGGCGGTAGATCGCCACGGCCTGGTCGCGCGTCAGCGCCTTGATGTTGAGCGCGGGATAGCTGCGCTTGCTGATGCCCCACTGCGTCTCGCCGCCCGGGTCGCGCTTGTCGAACACGTACCCGCCCTCGTGCGAGAGCACGCGGTCGATGAAGGTGGCGAAGGTGTCGTTCATGGGGATCCGGTCTGCGGTGGACTCGATCCCGCCGCCGCGAGGCGGCGGGATCGTCGTGCGTCGGCTCGTTGCGTCAGGCGCGCTTGGCCCGCTGCAGCATCTTCGGGCGGGTGCAGACCATCGCCGGGTAGCTGTACAGCTCCAGCTCGACGAAGGCGTTGCGCTTCTCGTCCGGGATCACCATCGGCAGGTACGGGCGACCCGGACGGTTGACGGTGTCGAACGTCTCGCCGGGGCCCTGCACCCAGTCGAAGACGCCGTCCGCGCCGATCGGGAAGAACTTCGCCTCGTTGGTGCCGATCGCGATGGCGGTGCCGTCGTCGGTCCCGCGGTAGTTGATGAAAGTCACGCCCTCCAGCTCGATGGAGCTGTAGCCCTGGATGTTCTCCAGCAGCGGCGCACGCTCGTTCTGCAGGCGCGTTTCCTTGATGTTGGCGTGGTTGACCAGGTCGTCGAAGAACGCGTCACCCGTCAGCGAACCCACGCTGGTGCCCGGCGTCCAGGCGCCTTCCGCGGCGACCTGCATCTGGCGCTTCACCTGGCGGATCTTGCCGCGCACGTCGGTGTCGGGATCGTCCAGCTCGAAGTCGATCTCGGCCGGCTGGGTGATGCCCCACTGGTCGTACCAGTTGAAGAGCACGCCGCCGTCGGCGTCGAGCACGATGCCCTGCACCGCACCGAAGCGATGGCGCTCCAGCGTCAGGTCGATGTCGCGGCGCAGCTTCGTCTGGCGGCGCAGCACCTCGTCCTGCACGGTCTGCAGGGTGTTGGTGCCGAAGCCGCGCATGTTCTGCAGCTCCGAGGCGTTCAGGCGATCGCCTTTGGCCACGCGCAGGGTGCCGAACCAGCGCACGCTGCGCGGGTCGTAGGCAGCCTGCGGCAAGGGCGCGCCGCGCGGCGTGGTGGGCACCAGCGCGAGCGTGTTGCCACGCGACTCGATGGCGAAGGCCGTGGTCGAGATCGGCTTGGGAGTGAAGATCGGCAGCTGTCCCAGCAGCTGCGGCACGTACGGCACGCGCTCCAGCGCGTCCGCCATCTCGACGGCGCTGAAGGCGTCGTCGTTGAAGATATCGAGGATGGAATCCATGGTAGTGGCCTCAGCTGCCGGAGTTGATGGGGTCGGCCGCGAGGACCGTGATCTGGCGCGCCTCGAGCTGGCCGATGGCGGTGTTCTTGTCGCCGTCGCTGATGCCGTCCGGCCAGATGATCTCGGACGCGTTGACGGCGGTCAGGGCCGCGCTCACCACGCAGTCCTGGTCGGCGCTGGTGGCGTCCACGGTGTCGAACAGCACGCCGGCGGCGTCTTCGATGCCGGTGCCGGCCTCGGTGTCCAGCGGCGCGTACTTGCCGGTCGCCGTGACGATGCCGACCACGGTGCCGGCCAGGACCACCCCGGAGCCCGACGCCATCACGCCCTGCTTGCGCGACAGGTTCACGCTGACTTCGTCGGCGATGTAGCCGCCCGCGCGGACGCCTTCGGTGAAGGTCTGGTTCATGTCACTTGCCTCCGAGCTTGGCGACGGCGGAATCCCAGTTGGTCTTCGCGCCTTCGCTGGTGGGAGCCGCGCCCTTGGCGGCCGGCGGCGCGTCCTTGCGGATCGCGGTCAGGGTCACGCCGCGCTCGCGCGCCGCGGTGACCAGGGTCATGGCGAAGGCCTCGGGCGAATCGCCGTTGTCGATCGCCGCCTTGGCCTCGGCTTCGAAGCCGGCCTGGGACAGCGCCTGGATGTCGAGCACGCGCTTGCGCTCGGCCTTGACGGCGGTGTCGGTGGCGGCGGCGCGGCCGGCGGTCTCGCCTTCCGTACGCGCTGCCGCGATGGCCGCGTCGTTGGACGCGATGGAGATCTGGTCGCCGGTGTAGCCGGCCGCCAGCGCCTCTCGCAGGTCTCCGGTGTTCGATACCGTGACCTGCCCCTTGTTGCTGTTGGACATGGTGGTCAACCTCGTGGATTTGCTGGCTGAGCCGGCCAGTTCGGCAATCACGGATTCGAGCGATCCGATTCGATCGGCCATGCCGGCCTTGATGGCTTGCGCGCCGATCAGCACGCCGCCGCGACCGAAGTCGGACAGCACCTTCTCGACGCTGGTCTTGCGGTAGTCGGCGACGGCCGCGACGAAGACGTCGGCGAGCGTGTCGACCAGGGACTGCACCTTGGCGCGCCCTTCGTCGGTGTTCGGGTCGATGCGCTTGTCGGGCGACTGGCTCGACACGATGTCGACCGTGCGCACGTCGGACTTCTCGTCGCGCTTGCGCGTGTCCGTGTACGACATCACCACGCCGATCGAGCCCAGGGCCGCGGTCTCGTCGATGACGATCTCGCTGGCCGCAGCGCCCATCCAGTACGCGCCGCTGGCGACGCTGCCGCCGCCGTAGGCGACGATGCGCTTGCGCTTGGCGCCGGCGCGGATCAGCTTGGCCAGCTCGTTGATGCCGGTCGCCTCGCCGCCGGGCGAGTTCATCTCCAGGACGATGCCGCGCACGTAGTCGTTGTCGAGCGCGGTCTGGATGTCGCGCGCCAGGACGCCGGTGCTGGTCGCCCCGGAGATCTCGGTGAACAGGTTCGCGTAGCGGAAGATCGGGCCGACCACCGGGATGACGGCGACGCCGTCGCGCATCACCACGCGGCGCGTGTTCTCGAGCGGCCGGCCGGTCTTCGCCTGCAGCGCCTGCGGGTCGCCCAGGCGGTCGGCGATCGCGAGGATGGTTTCGAGCGCCTGCGGCTCGATTACCCACGGCCGCGTCGCCGCCAGGTGGAAGGCGTCGGTGATCATGCGGCTTGCTCCTCGCGGTTTTCCGCGTCCTCGCGATCGCGCTCGACGCCGTCGTCGATGCCGTCGCCGTCGTCCCCGCCGGGGCGCTCCCCGGCGGGTGTTTCGGTCGTCGTCGTCGGCATGGTGTGGGGTTGGTCGCCGGCCACCGGCAGCCCGTTCGCGCGGCGGAACGCGACCTCGTTGGCGCGCTGGCGGATGACCTGGTGCCAGTCTTCGCCGGCCATTGCCGCGGTCTCGATCGACTCATTGCTGACGCCGATCTCGATCCGGGTCTTCGCGGCGTTCGCTTCCTTGGCCTCGTCCATCGACCCGCGCGCCGGACCGATCCAGAGCGCCGTGCACCAGGCGCGGCGGCGGATGGGGTCGTCGTAGCCGGGCAGGCGCAGGCGGCCGGAGGCAACGCCCTCGTCGATCAGCAGGTTGTAGACCGGCTGGCAGAACTGCTGCACCAGCGTCCAGCGGCGCATGGTGTAGAAGCGCCAGGCCTGCAGCATCGCGGCGCGGGCCGCGGAGTAGCTGGCCTGGTAGTGCAGCAGCAGCTCGTCGAGCGGCAGCTCGAGGGCGGCGCCGATCTGCTTGACCACGGCCACGAAGAACGGGTCGAAGTTGGCGTTCGGGCGGGCGGGGTTGGCGAGGTTCGCCTTCTCGCCGGGCGCCAGGTCCACGACCGCGCCGTTGCCCAGGGCGATGTTGCCCTGCTCGTCGAGCTCGGCGCCGGCGAACGCCGCGATCTCGTTGCCGTCCTCGTCGAATTGCTTCTGTTCTGCACGCTCGATGAACACCGTCGTCATGCCGCTCACCACCGCGGCCATCAGCTCGGCACCGCCGTAGCGGTCGAGCTGCTTCAGGGGCTCCAGGATCGGCGCCAGGTACGGCACGCCGCGCGGCTGGCCGGGACGCTCCTTGTCGTTCCACACCTGCAGCACGCGGCGGCGCCCGGTCTCGGCGCCGAAGAACGGGTAACGCTGCCACTTGGGCATGCCCATGGCATCGCGATCGCCCGGATGCGTGTCGCGGATGTGGCACGCCACCGGCGTCGCGCCTCGCAGTTCGATGCCCTGCACCAGCCGCTCGCTGTCCTGGACGCCCTCCGGATTGCTGATGCGGTCTGCCTCGACCAGCTGCAGCTTGAGCTCGTAGGCGCCACCGGCCCGCAGCTCGGTCGGGGTCAGCACGAAGACGTCGCCGCTGGCCATCGCCGACAGCAAGGCGAGGCCCTGGTGGCCGTAGAAGTCGAGCGTCGACTCGATGTCGCACTCGTTGGGGTCTTCGGCCCAGCCGTTGTAGTACGAGGCCAGCTGCGCGTTGAACTCGTCCGCGGCCTCCTGTGTCAGGCCGAGCGCCTTGGCGTCGACCGACGGCCGGCACATGAGGCCGGTGCCGACGATGTTGGTCCGCGGGCGCGTGAGCGCGGCGCGGGCGATCAGGTTGCCGCGGAAGGCATCGCGCGAGCGCGCACGCAGCGTCTGCAGCTCGCGGGACGGCGTGTCGGAGCGCGGGCCGCCGGCCTGCGGGAACCAGCTGGCCAGGCTGCGCAGGCTGCGCGAAGCACCGCGCCAGCGGGTCTCCTGCTTGTCGCCGCCGGCAGAGGCCTTCGGTACCAGCGGGGCGTCTGCGGCGCGGGCGCGCTGCAGGCGATCCATCGGGATCTGCTCGCGCAGGCGCATCATGGCGGTGGCGGCGCTGCCGCTCATGCCGGCGTCACGTACTGGATGCGATTGCGGCCGCGGCGGGCGGTGCCGGCGAGCGTGCGGCGCAGCTCGGCGATGTACTCGTCGAGCCGCTTCATCCCCTCGATGCTGTAGCTGATCTGGCGATCGCCGTGCGTCACCGACGCCTTGGTCTTGCCCGTGCGCCAGGCATGGCGCACGGCAATCGCTTCGTCGAGCTGCTCCTGGGTGGTCGCCATGGTCCCCGCATCGCGCTGGAAGCGGAGCCGGGAGCCCGGACCGCAGCGGGTCAGGCGATCGGCCTGCCCTGCTGGTGACCCATTCTTGTCATCGCATGTCTAGACGCAACAACCGCGATGCGGCGCGCGGAACTCCCTCACCCCAGGCGCCACGCCCGGCGCGCTTCGCTGCGCGCCTCTCCATCCGCGTGGCGCTCGACGGGCTCGCCGTCGGTGTGGTCGACCAGCGAGGGCACGCAGTAGACGACCGGCCTGCCCCAGTTGTCGCCGATGGCGAAGTCGGTCTGGTGCGTCAGCGGCAGGCCAATCACGCGTTGCAGTCCTGCCGGCGGGATCGAATAGCACACGGCGTGGATCAGCGCCGGCAGGCGAATGTGGTCGGGGTTGCCCTGCAGCACCTCGCCGATTTGTGCCTGGAAGCGTTGCGGTCGCCCGGTGCCGAGATACAGGCTCACCAGGTCGTCGGGCCAGCGGTCGAGCACGGCCGACGCGCGCTCGACAAAGCCCGGCACAGGCAGTGCGTCATCCTCGAGCACGATGACGCGCTCGCGCTGCTCCCTGGCCCACTCGAGCGCGCGACGATGGTTCCAGGTTGCGCCGTGGTTCTCTTCATCCATGCACAGGTGCGCATCGAGAGCGCGCGCGAGCGCCTCGGCGGCGCCACGGCGCGTATGGTGGGCCACCAGGACGAAACGAATCATGCGCTCAGCGCTTCTCCGATTCGATGGCGCTGACGGCCGCCACGGCTCGCTCACCCAGTCCATCGTTCGGACATCGTTCGCAGACGGTTTCGACATGGTCCACCGCCTGCCCTGGCACAATTCCCGCGGGGACTTCGGCCGTGCACATCTCCCCGGTGTCACCGCATATGCGGCAGCGCAGCTTGTACTTCATCGCCTCATGCATGGCCATTCCTCACCTGCTAATCAACCGCTACTTGTGCGCCCACATCGCCGTCGTGTTGCCGCGGTCGAATCGGCGGAAGACGGTATGGATGCGGGACCCGGTCTCATACTGGAACGCGCGCGCCGCGACGTTGAAGGCGCCCATGTCCAGCGTCGGCGTGCAGCCAGCGATTGCGCGGTCGCCGTATTCGCGCATCATCCGCTGGCACAGCGCCATCACCGTCGCGCGGTCGCCGCCGACCAAGCCGCAGTTGAGCAGCTGCTCGTCGCGATGCTGGTCGATCCAGCCGGCGTACTCGGGGTGGTGCTTGCGCATCCAGTCGATGCCGACCGTGGCCAGCTCCGAGCCGACGTACAGCACGCCGGCGCGCAGGTCCGAGAACGGGTCGCGCAGGCACACGACGTCGGTGGCGTCCACGCACCAGGCGTAGCGGACCTCGGGGTGCGCGCGCAGCCACCCGTAGTAGAAGCGCCAGCGGTCGAAATACGGCGAATGGATGCCGCCGACGCGGATGCCAGGCACGGTCTCCGGCAGGTCGTTGTGGATCACCTGCACATCCCGCCCGCGCAGGCTCTCGAACAGCGGGATCAGCTCGGCAACGTCCGTTCGCCAGGCGCGCCCGCGCTGCGGATCATAGACGCCACTGAAGTAGGCCGTGAGCACGACGTCGCGCGTGCCCGGCGGCGGCACGTCCCGGTACTCGCGGTACAGCGCCTGGTCGCGCTGCGCGTCGTGCCGGGCCTTGTTCGGACCGAGCAGAGCCTGCCGTGTCTCCGCCGGCACGGTGCGCGCGTGGCCGCCGTTGAGGTGCACGTGGCGGTCGAGCGAATGGATCAACCCCTCCGAGCCGCAGACATCGCCGTAGCGCCAGGTGGTCAGGCCGGCGGCATGGATCCGGTTCGACCAGTCGCCGTGCTCGTAGCCCCACTGGCCGAACGCCGTGTCCATGCCGCCCACGGCGTCGAGCACGCCGCGGTGCGCGTAGAGCATGCAGCCGCGCGGTGCGACGTGCGCACGGTGCACGCCGTCATCGAACCAGACCCGGTCGTCGCCCACCGGCTCGCCGTTGGCCCAGTGGGTGAAGTTGTGCATCAGGTGCGGCTCGTTGGATACCACGTACGGATCCCACCAGCGGTCCGCGCACGGGCGCGTGTCGTCGTCGAACAGGAACAGGTGCTCGACGCCGGCGGCCGCCAGCAGCTCCATGCCCTTGTTCTTCGCCGCGGCGATGCCGCGGTTGCGGGCGAAGCGGTGCGCGGCGTGCGGCACGGGCACGCTGCTGGCGTCGTCGATGACCAGCACCGGCACGTCGGGCGGCGTGTGCCGTGCGAACGCGGCCAGGGTGTCGGCCAGGATCTCCGGGCGGTTGCGGGTGGTGATGGCGATTCCGAAGTACATGCGCGCTACTCCGCCAGGGCCTGGACGACGTCGGCCGCTGCCGCGTAGAGGCGACACCAGCGGTCGTAGTCGGCCGGGTAGTCGAAGTCGTCGGACCAGTCGTCGACGTGAGTGGCGAACCCGACGTTGCGGCCCGGCTCGGTCAGGTCTCCGCCCGCCATGAGCGCGTACTGCTCCCAGCCGCCCGCGCGCCAGATCTCCTCGCGCCGCCGCCGCGCCGCCAGCTCGAACAGGCAGTCGCGGTAGCGCCCCTGGGCGTCGGGGTCGATCACGTGCGCGAAGTTCTCGCCCCACTCGGTACCGGTCCAGGCGCTCGCGCCGAACCGCGCCACCACGTGCCAGCCGTGCTCGTGCCCCCGGCCGCTGACGATGCGCTCCATCGCCCGCGTGGTCAGGTAGCAGTCGCCGTACAGCAGGACGGTGCGGTCCTCGGGATGCCACAGGTGCATCGACGAGAGGAACTTGTCGGCGTCGCCGTTTTGCTCGCGCAGGCGCGCTTGCTCGACCCGGGCGCCCGGCACGTGGTAGCGCGCGTCGGCAGCGTCGCGCACGACGATGCGGATGTCGGCTTCCGGCCGCAGCTGCCGGATCAGCCGCACGCTGCGGTGCAGGATCGGCTCGCCGCGCAGCGGCACCAGGTGCTTGGGCAGGCCGAGGTGGTCGCCCCAGCGGGTGGCCTCGCCGGCGGCGAGGATCAGGACTCGCATGGATGGTCTCCGAAGGCGATGGCGCCGGCCACGTACGCGTGGGCGGCGTCGAGGTAGATGTAGTAGGCGGCCCGGCTCACCGACAGGCCGTCCCGGCGCAGGCGCTGGATGCGCTCGCCCTCGGTGAGGCCGGCGGCCAGGTAGTGCACCCGCAGCACGCGCACCTCCTTCCAGCGGCCGTCGGCGTGCATGCGCTCGAGGATCGCTGCGATGTGGGCACCGTCGGCGCTGTAGTCGGGGTCGTTGGCGGCTGCGGTGTTGCGGATGGCCTCGATGGCTGCGTAGCCCAGGCGCTTGAGCTGGTCGCCGCCGGCCTCGATGGCCCACTGGCGGATCCGGTTGGCGATGTGATCGGTCGGATTGGCCATGCCGTCTCCTGGTCAGCGGATGCCGGCGTTGCGCACGCCGCGCTTGAAGCGGCGCACCGGGCGGCGCACGGTGGGTTCGACGAACAGCAGGTCGCGGGCGCGCTGGACCAGCAGGCGGTCGAGCAGCGCGGTGATCGGCTTGCCGCCTTCGGCCACCTGCGCCAGCAGGGCCTGCAGGACGGCCTCCTCCTCCGGCGTGCCGCCGGCGGCAGCCCGCCATTCGGCCAGCTCGATGGCGGTGGGTGCGGCGCGGGGGTCGCGCTCGTACTTGCAGACGATCCGGTCGATGGCGCTGCGCATCGCCAGCGGCGGGGGTGTCGGCGGCGCGATCGGCTCCGGTGTTCCACGGGAATCGCTCGGCACGGCCGCCGGCTCATCGTCGTTGGCAGCCGGCACCGAGGTTTCACGGGAATCCAGGGCGCCCACCTTGGCCGAGGCCAGCAGCCGCGTCTCCCGCGCGTCCCAGTCGGCCTTGGTGTGGCGGTGCAGGCGCACGTCTTGCCGGTGCGCGGCCGCGTAGGCGTAGCCCCAGGTGTCGAGCGGCTCGTTGCGTCCACCGCCGCGGGCAGGCACGTAGCGGTTCTTCTTCGGGTCGTAGACCTCGCTGATCAGGCCATCGAGGTAGAAGTCGTCCAGGTCCTCGGACAGGTGGACCATGCGGTCCTCCGCCGCCTTGTCGGCATCGGCGCCCAGGCGCTGGAACAGCACGTCCTTGATGCGCACGGTGCCGACCTGGTAGATGCGCACGCCGCGCTTGTCCAGCTGGCCCTTGTAATTGACGTCCGCGAGCCGCGGCTTGCTCAGCACCGGCGCGGCCGCTGGCTTGGCGCCGAAGATCGCCATGGGCCGGCGGATGCGCTTCTGGCGCACGAAGTTGTAGACGTGGTCGGTGCGGTGGCCACCGGCGTCGATGGCGGTCGCCTCCACCGTGAGCAGCCCGCCGCAGGCGTGCTCGATCGGGCGGTTGAGCAGATCGACCAGTTGCGCCCATACCGCCGGTTCAGCCGGGTCGCCGGCGAGCTCCACGTAGTCGAGCACCCAGCACACCATGCCGCGGCCCCAGCCGAGGATCTGCACGGCCAGGCGGTCGTCTTGCGTGTCGACGCCGGCGGTGATCGCCAGCACGCCGTGGGGCGCGGTGCGCAGGCGGTAGATCTCCACCTGATCGGTGAGACCGTCCTCGCGCAGCTTCTTCGTCTTGGCGTCGCCCCATACCTCCGCGAGGCGATCGTTTATGAAGGTCTTCAGCTTCGCGGGATCACCCTGCGCGCGGCGCCAGCGCTGGGCCATTTCCAGCCAGCGCGGCCCGAGGCCCAACGGATAATAGAGGCAGTTGGCGTGGTAGCCGCGAATCGGCGATCCCGGGTTCTCTGGAACCCAGCGGCCGGCGGCAATCATCTGCGGCTTGTGATACTCCTCGATCACCGCGCTGCATTCGGCGCACATGTACCAGCACTGCGACAGGTCGGACGTGTACTGCAGGCCCTTCCATTCGAGGTGCTGGAAGTGTCCGCATTCCGGGCAAGGCACGTGGTACCGGCGCTGATCGCTTTCCTTCCACTTCGCCTCGATACGACTCACGCCGGCAATCGTGGGCGTGCTGATGTACAACCGCTTGTAGGTCGAAGGGAACGCGGACGTGCGTCCATCCAGCATCTCGACCGGATCGTCCTGGCTCGTAAGGTTCGCGGCAAACTCGTCGAGCTCGTCGACGATCAGCGTCCGGATCGAACTCAGCTTCAGGCGCGAAGGGCTGCCGGCGTGCTCGATGTAGAGCTGGCCGTCGCCGGCGAACTCCTTGTACGTGCGCGTGTTGGCCGCATCCCGGCTCTTCGTACTCGCCATGGCCCGCTGGATGGCAGGCGAGTTCTCCAGCATCGGATTCAACTTCTGCGAGACCCATTTCATCATGGGCACCTCGCCTGGCAAGCAGACCATGATCGGGCCGGGGTCTTCCGTGATGTTGTAGCCGACGACGTTGCTGCCGAACATCGTCTTGGCGAACTGGATCGGCCACATCGCGACGACTTCGTGAACCGGGCTGCGTGCGGACATGCAGTCCATTGGTTCGACCAGCATCGGGTTGCGGTCGTTGCGCCAGGGGCCCGGCTCCGCGCTTTCTGCCGCGGTGAGCACGCGATTTGCGGCGGCCCACTCGCTGACACGAATGGTCTTGCGCGGCGCGATGGCTCGCGCGATCGCATGCCCCAGGATCGGAGCGGGATTCGGGTAGCTCACGCACCGCTCTCGCGACGGACCTGCTCGCGCAGCGACAGCGCGAACGAGACCATCGGGTCGGTTGCGTACAGTGCGGCGCGGATCGCCAGGAACAGGTGGCGGCGGCGGTACGTGGCCTGCTTCTTCATGCGATCACCTCTCCACGTGATTCCAGGAATTCCGCAGCCAGACGGCGTAGCGCGTTCTGACCGATGTCGATGCGCTCGGCGAGCGGCCCGCTCGGATTTCGCACGCCCTCGGACTGCTGCCGCTTCACGCCCAGCACGTCGACCACGATCGGATCGCTTCCCTCGTCGGACGTCAGGTAATAGGCGAGCACCGGATCGGCCTGGCCATCGCGGTCGATGCGCCCGACGCACTGCTCGTGCACGCCGGGGCTCCAGTCCAGCTCACCGAACACCACGGTGCGGCAGACGTGCTGCAGGCCGTCGACGCCGGCGCCGCTGCGCAGCGACATCACCAGCACCTGAGCATTGCCGTTGACGAACGCCTCTTTTGCCGCGGACTTCTGCGCCTGGCTCTCGCTGCCGCTGTAGAGCACCGGCCGCAGGTCGGCGAGGCGCTCCATCCAGATTCGATAGACCTGGCGGTGCCAGCCGAACAGCACCACCCGCTCGCCCGACTCGACCAGCATGCGCACGAATTCGGCGACGTACGGCGCCTTCGCCACGCCCGTGGCCATGCGCACCATGACGTCGAACTCGCCGGCGGCTTGCATCTTCTGGCCGCTGTACTCTTCGCGATCGGCGAGCAGCGTCCGTGCCAACGCGACGGCGCTCTCCGGGATCTGCGGCGCATCGGTCTCGACGGTGTGGGGAATCGTGGTTACCGGCGGCAGCTCGCGGCTGACGTCGCGGCGCGTGCGGCGCAGCATGATGCCCTCGCGCCTGAGCCAGGCGCCGAAGTCCTCCGGGTCGCGCAGGCGGGCCTTGTCGCCGCCACCGAGGCCGGCAGAGCACCACTCCCGGATGAACTCCTCGCGCTCGCCCATCGCACCCGGCAGCAAGGTGTCGACCACGTTGAAGAACTCGGCGCCGTAGTTGTAGATCGGCGTGGCCGAAAGGCCCATGCGCAGCGGCACCCGCGTCGCCAGATGGCGGCAGGCCCCGAAGATGTCGGAATCCGACCGGCGCAGCTGCTGGCATTCCTCGTAGACCACGTAGCGCACCAGGTCGCTGAGCGTGCCTGCCCAGCCACGCAGCTTGTGGTAGCTGATCACGATCACGTCCGGGAGCGTGTCCCAGAGATCCGCGCGGCGCTGGCGCGGCTGGCGCACCAGCGGGTACGGACGGCCGGTGCGCACCGTGTGCACGCGCAACTGCGGCGCGAACTCGGCCAGCTTCTCCGTCCAGTGGCCGGGAAGATGCGCAGGCACCACGACCGCGGCCGGCAGGTTGCCCGGCTCCGTCATGGGACACATCGCGCTCACCGTCTTGCCGACGCCAACATCATCGGCAAGCAGCAGGCCGCCCCGAACCGGCAACATCGTGCCGGGCAGGCACTGGTAATCGCGCGGCGGCTTGGCGAGCTTGAACTCCGCGGGCGGCGTGGCGCGCGCCAGCAAGTCGGCCAGCCGCTGTTCCTGCTCGACATGCTCCGCGGCGCGCGCCTCGAGGCGGCGAGCCACCGGCACTTCGATCTCCATCGGATACCGGCCGAGAAACCACAGCAGCTCGCGGCTGTTCTCTGGCGTATCGGAGAGCGACAGCGTTTGCGCGGCTGCGTACTGCGGCACGCGAGGGAACACGCGGCGCAGGCGCGAGCGCACGTGGGGCTCGCAGCGGATGCCCCAGGCCTTCGCCGCGGCGTCGTAGATGACGGTGCCGAAAGTCGTCACAGCGGCCTCGTGAGGTAGGCCATCGCGATGGGCTTCGGGTTGGCCGCGCTGAATGGCCCGACGCCGGCCTTCATGCGGGCCCAGGACCGGCTGGCGGCGAGCAAAACGCCATCAACGTCGTCGTGGGCCAGATACCGTTCCACCTGGCGCCAAGCAACCGCTGCTGAGCCCTGCGTCTTGACCTCGATGCCGATCCGTGGGAGCGGCAGGTAGAAGTCGAGCCTGGACACCGGGGTGATCACCTTCTCGCGCGCGAAAGGGATGCCGGCCTGCTCGAGCACCATGGCGATGGCCTCGTGCAGCTGCACCTCGTCTCGGAACGTGTATCGATGGCCCTGCAGCAGATCGCGGAGCTGGCACAGGCAAGCACGCAGGAATTCGTCTCGGCTCGCAATCGCGTCCATCACTTCTCTTTCCCGATGCTGTTGAACTTCCGCTCGAGGTCCTCGAGCGCGTGCTCGATCTCGTCGGCGAGCAGGACCTTGCAGCGCGTTTCGTCCGAGGCGCCCAGCTCCGGCGCCAGGCGCGCGGGCAGGCCCTGCAGGCGGTTGCGCAGGACGGTGACGAAGTTGGCCAGGGCCGAGACGGTCGATTCGCGCTCGAGCAACAGGCCCAGCTCCTTCGCCTCGGTGCGCTCCAGCGCCCGGCGCTTCAGGCGCTCCTGGGCCAGCTGCTCCTCGGCGCGCTGGCGGGCGATGGGATCGGCCGGCGCCGCGGCCGGCGTGTCGCCGCCGGCGGTACCCTCGCCGTCGCTGTCCTGATCGGCAACGTCAGCGTCCGCCGGCGGCGCATGTGCCGCCACGGGCGCCGCCGCCGCCTTGGGGGAGGCAGTGGAGGAAGGGGCGCGCCGCGCGGCACGCTGCGCGGCATGTCGGGCCACGACGCCGGCCTTGGCCGGATCCATGCTGTCGGCGATCAGCTGCTTGCTCTCGGCGACCGCGACGCGGCGCCCGTCGTCGGTGAGGACCAGGTGGCCCTTGCGCTTGAGCTCCGTGACGTAGCTGGGCTTCTTGCCCAGGTGGTCGGCGAACTCGCGGAACCCCATCGTCTCCGGCGTGGCGGCGGCGTCAGCCATCGAGGTGCTCCCCTTCCCCTTTCTTTCCGAGATTCGAAGCGAGAAACCCCTGCGCGCGCGCGCGATCGCGCCTGTGCGGGATCGGCGCGGGCCGTGCGGGAACCTGTGCGGGCAGGCCTGTCCGCAAGTGCCTGATCGCATTGGCCTGTGCGGGGTGTGCGGGGTGTGCGGCGTGTTCCCCGTGTGCGCGCATGGACGCGCGCAGGTGCCCGCACTGGTGGGCCGCCTCGCGCACACGTAGGAGCGCTCCAACCCCGCACACGCCGCACAGGCGCGCCGTGGCGCCATTCCTGCCCGCACAGGACCCCGCACCAGTGCGGGGTCGATGCCGCACAGGCGAACGCCGGATCATCGTTCACCCCGCAGGCCGCCGAGGCGCGCCTTGAAGCAGCCGATAGCCTTGCCCATCCAGATGGCCTCGTCTTCGCCCGGCGGCGGCTCCTGGCCGAACAGCAGCACGCTGTGCGGGCCGAGCTTGCCGATGTCCTGGCTGTCGGGCAGCACGTAGCGCTTGCGCTCGGCATGGATGCCGCGCCGGCGCTTGACGGTGTCGACGAAGCGCTTGAGCGATGCCGGCTTGACGCCGACGCGCCCGCACCAGGTGCGGTAGGCCTCGAACCAGTCCTGCGTGAGGCCCGGGATCGGGATGCCGTCGTTGAGCACCTGCGGCAGGTCGCCCTGCGACACGATGTCGATGAACTCCACCGGGCTGTCCTGGGCCAGGTCGATCAGCTCGCGCTTGGCCAGCGTGTCGGGCGGCGGCGTACCGGGGTTGAAATCGCCGAGCTGCACGTTGAGCAGGTAGTCGTGCAGCGCGGCAATGCCGCCGCCGTCGATCTCCTGCAGCAGCGCCTTGTAGAACTCCTTCGGCTTGGTCGGCGGCGTCCAGATGACGCAGTGCCGGCGGTCGTCTTCCTCGAGCACCGCCGGCATGGATTCGTTCGAGAGGAACACCAGGTTGACGTGGTTGGCTTCGTCGTAGGCCGCGATGTGCTTCGGGTTGATGCGGATCCACGTGCCGGTGATCAGCGTCTTAAGGATGTTCTTCAGGTCGTAGCGGTCCTTCTGGGCCACGACCTCGTCGGCGATCAGGAACAGCTTGCGGCTGGCCCAGTCGTTGTGTTTGTCGTGCAGGGCGTTCTGGTCGAGGATCCGGCCGTACTTGCCGTAGATCGACATCACCGTCTCGAAGAACAGATTCTTGCCGGTGCCCTGGGGGCCATGCACGACGATGGTGGATTTCATCTTCGCGCCGGGATGCTGGATCGGATACGCGACCCACTTGAGCACCCACTCGAACAGCTGCGCGCTGTTTCGCTCGCCGCTGCACATGTACTCGAGCAGCTCGAGCAGCAGCTTGCAGTTGCCGGGCCGCGGACTGGTCGGCCAGCCGCCCCACAGGTTGCAGGTGATCTTGGGGTCCACCTCGCCGGGATCGAAACCGACCTCGTCCGGGCGCACGATGTCGCGCTCGTTGTGCTCCATCCACGCTTTGTGCACGTCGGAGCGGATGCACAGGTTGCGCATGTCTGCCAGCGTGATCAGGCAATGCTCTTGCTTGTCGAAGGTGGCGTTGTTGGCGCCGTACACCAGCGTGAACCGCTCGAGCAGATCGCCCACGTGATGAATGGGGCGAAGCTTGCCCTCCCCGGCCCCAGATGCTGAGGAAGAATCGCCGCGCAAAACGGGGGGATGCCAGCGCAGATCCAGGAGGCGGGTGGCCACCTGCTCGCGCACGACGCCGAGCGCCTCCAGTCGGTGGAGGTCGTTGAAGTCGCTGTCCTTGATGCCGCGCTCGAGGTAACGGGCGATGCGCTCGTCCTGGTCGGCGAAGCGCGGCGCCATCCATTCGCCCGACACCGCCATCGCGGCGCTGCTGGCGGCGTCGACGCCGGCGTTGGTGCAGCCGTGGTCCTTGCCGCAGGCCGGGCAGGTCTTCGGTTGCAGCGGCAACACGACGCGAGCGCGGCACTCGGGCTCGCGGCACTTGCCGAAGACGTCGTCGTCGGCGCACACGAGGATCTTGGCCAACTTGTAGCGTCGACGCAGCGCCTTGGCCACGTGCATGAGGTTGCCGGCGTCGAACGCGACGGCGACCGGGTAGCCGGTCGCCTCGTACAGCGTCGCCGCCGTGGCGTAGCCCTCGGCGACCAGAATGATCCAGCTCGGCGCGCCGATCAGGTGGTAGTGGCCGTTCTTGGCCAGGCCCTTCGGCCAGAACTCCTTGGCGGGCCGCTCGGCTTCCTTCGCCTGGGCGGCCGTGCGCAGGAACTGCAGGCCGTGGATCCGGCCGCCGACGTCGCTCAGCGGCACCACCGCGGTGCCATGCTTCGTGTAGCGCAGGTCGTGCCCGAGCACGCCCTTCTGCTTGAGGTACGGCGACTCGCCGTCGATCGCCAGGCGCGCCCAAGCCTTGCCGGCGCGCAGTGCCGCGGCTTCGGCCTCGTGCTTGCGCTGCAGCTCGGCGGCCTTCGCGGCCTCGGCCCACACCGCGCGCATCGCCTTGCGCTGCTCTTCGGAGATCCGGCCGGTGTCGTCCTTCGGCAGGGCGATCTTCTGCTCGTTGCGGTCGTTGCCGCGCCAGACGCCGAAGGCGCCGACGATGAGCAGGCGCTCGACGTTTGGCGACCACTCGCGCAGCCAGTACCAGCCGCGCTTCTCGCGGCCGCCGTCCTGCACGAGGACGCGCACCGGCTTGTGGGTGCCGATGCGCAGACCCTCGCCCGAGGGGATGATCAGGCCGGCATCGTGCAACTGCCGCAGGACGTCGTCGTAATTCGTGGCCGCCATTTCAGTAACCCGCGACCCCGCTACCTACCCGGCTTTCGCGGCTGTGCGACCCGCATGGGGCCGACATGGCCAGAAGGACCCGCCCGGAATGCGAACGCTTCGCAACATCGAAGGCGACCCGTTCGCGTCGCCGCGTGCAATTCCCGCGCGGACTTCCACACACCAAGGGGTGCGGGGATCGCGACGGCATCATCGAGCCACCTTGCGACGCTGCCGTCGGCGCGCGCGCAGCGCAGCAGCCTTCAGCCGCTGCAGCTTGGGGATCATGGCCGTCAGCCACTTGATCTCCAGGTCGAGGTCGCACCCGCGCATCGCCTGGTAGATGGCGACCTGGTCCTCGAACCGGTGGCTTACCGAGCGGGCTTCAAGGGCAGCACGCCCTGCCTTCTTGTCAGGGCCTCGACCTCGAGGCGCCGCTGCTCCAGCTCTGCCAGCGGATCCAGCGACCTGGTCGTCGGGTCGTACAGCGTCTCCATCGCCTGGAGCAGGCCGCGGCGTGATGCCGCGTTCGGCGGTCGATGCGTCACCCTGCGGCGGCATCCCGAAGCTCTCATCTGTCACGTCCCCCTCCCCCTTGCGAACTGACGCGCACGGATGTCCGCGTCGTGCTGGCAGTCGGCACACAGCCGAGCGCCCAACCGCGTGCGCGCGGGCTCGATCGGCTCTCGGCAATCCAGCGTCTCGCAGTGCGTCAGTCCGCTGCGCCGCGCTGGCTGGGTCGATCGATGCCGGGCCAGCGCATCGGTCACCGCCTGTTCGTTGAACTCCTGCAGGCGATCCATGTCGTCAGGCATCGCGCTCGCTCTTCATCACGATGGCGCCCTGCGGACCTGCCAGCTGCTGGCGAAACGAGATCAGCGCGGCGATCACGTCATCGATCTCGCGCACCGTGCGCGTGCGCTCGGCGTCGTCGTATTGGCCGTCGACCATCGCCTCGCCGTTCGCCGACACGAAGTCGGCGAACTCATGCATCACATCGGCGATCGACGCATCTGCGCGCTCGGCCTCGGTGCGCAGCCTGGCGCCGAGGAAACCCCGCCGCCTGACCAGCTCGCACTCGCAGGCCGAGCGGTAGGGCGCCGGCAGCGCTTCCGTCCACGCTTCCTCGAGGTCGGCCGGGAACGCCTTGAGCACGCCCTTGATGTACCGGTCGACGATCTGCGCGTTGTGCTTGAGCGCATCGCACAGGGCGTCCACGTCACCCATCGGCTCGCGGAACTTCACCACCCGCAGGTGCATGGGGTGCGTGGCCAGGTAGCGGTCGACCACGTCGTTGGCGAAGGACGTCACCACCAACCGGTGGTCCTCCACCGCCTGGCGCGTGTGGCGCAGGATCGTGGCCGAGCGCGGCTCGGCCATCTGAAGATCAGCCTTCATGGTGCCCCTGTTGCGCGCGCGGCAGACTCGCCGCCATGGACAAGCCGCAGCGCGACGCGAAAGAAACGGGCCTCTCGGCCCTGTGGGAGATCCGGGACGGCGTGCGTACTCGCCTGGCCGGGGTGTTCTTCACGATGGACGCAGCGCCGGCGGACACGTCAGCCAGCCCCCTCGCCCGCGCCGTCGCCCTCGGGTGGGCCGGCGTCGTCGTTGGCGGCAGGCAGCCCCTGCGCCAAGCGGATCAGGCGCAGCCCCAGCCCGAACGTGACATTCGCGTGGCCGTTCTTGACCCGGTGGATCGTCGGCTGGGAGGTCTGGGCCTCCTTCGCGATCCGGGCCTCTGACCAGCCGGCTTTCACCAGCGCCTCGACTGCCTCGGTGGGGGTGTTCTCGTCCATACGGCGGCATCCTATACACAAACGAATAGGGTATGCAATACGTGAACGATCTATCCCCTCTCCCGGCGGGCGCGGACAATGCAGCCATGAATAGGCTGGCCGCCAATCTGCGCGAACTCATGGACCGGGAAGGCAAGCTGAGCGAGAACCAGCTGTCCCGGAACACAGGCGTGCCCCAGCCAACGATCCATCGCATCCTGAACGGGAAGGTCGGAGACCCCCGGGACGGTACCGTCCGCCCGCTGGCCGAGTACTTCGGCGTCACGCCCGAGCAGCTGCGCACGCAACTGCCGGCGCCCGGTGTCAAGGAGGCCGGCGCGATCCCGGCCTACCGGGTCAAGGCCGCCGTCGGTCGCGAAGGCATCGACCCGAGCAACGAGATCCTGATCGCCGAAGTCGACATGCACGCCTCCGCCGGACCGGGCGCCACCGCGCCCGCCATGGCCCAGACCCAGTTCCGCATGACCTACCAGCTGTCCTGGTTCCAGGCAGTCGGCGCGCGCCCCATCGACGTCGTCGTCATGAAGGTGCGCGGGGACAGCATGGAACGCACCCTCTTCCACGGGGATCGCGTGGCGATCAACACTGCCGATCGCGAGATCGCCGACGGCAAGGTCTACGTGTTCGCCACCGGCGGCGTCGAGCCCGACATCAAGATCAAGCGCCTGTTCAAGACCACCGACGGGCGCGTGCGCGTGGTCAGCGACAACCCGGACAAGGCGCTTTTCCCCGATGAATTCCTCAGCGGGAGCGACCTCGAGAACGTGTACATTGTGGGCCGGGTGATCGATCGGAGCGGCCGCGGGGGGCTATGAAACTGCAGGGCGCGACCATGGCGCTGGCACTCGGCATTGCCGCGTGCGCGCAACCCACACCGCCCTCGCGGGCGGAGGCGAAAGCGGAAGTCGCGCGCCCAGGGATGGACGCCTTTGCATGGACGCTGCGCCGCGACATCGATGCGATGACGGACGTCGAGCGCATCACCCTGATCGGACACAGCGACGATCTCGCCAGCGCCCTCGTCATCACCTGCACGAGCACCGGCGCCCTGTCGGTCTCGATCTTCAACGACGACCTCTGGCCCGGCAGCAACGACGGCTACTTCGTCGACACGCGCCTCGACAAGCTCGATGCCAACCTGTTCCAGGAGTGGCCGGGATCGCGTCGTTTCGCCACCCTGCCCGATGACCATACGGGCCGCTTCCTCAGCGACCTCGCAGCGCACCAGCTGCTGCGCGTGCGCGTGGGTTCCTCCTCGATGGTGGGCCAGAGCAAGGACGCCACCTTCTCCCTCGCCGGCTTCGGCAAGGCACGCGCCGAACACCTCGCCGCCTGCCGCCGGATCCAGCCCGCCGGAGCCGCCGCGGGGCGGTAATTCGTTGGGGTATTGCATACCCTATTCGTTTGTGTATTAATGGCGGCGTCCCGGGATGACCCGGGGCGGCGGCCGGCGCTGACTCGCAGGCCGCCTTCATCTTCGATGGAGGCGCACGATGGACGAGGTCATCTTCCTCGCGAGAAGCCCGGCCTTCCGGCTCGGGTTCACGTTCGGCCTGGCGGCAGCGACCATGGCGATCCTCGCGTTCCTGGCGCTGCGGGGCGCACGTGCCCGCCGCGCCGACCGGCGGACAGCCAACGTGATCGCCGGCGCGCTGGACCAGATGGAGCACTTCCAGCGCACCGGCGACGCGATCTTCTACGGCAACCTGCCGGCGCCGCCGCGCACCCCGGAGGCCGCCAACGCGGCCACGCTCGACCTGCGCGATGCCTACCGCGCGCCGCGCGGCACCCGCGCCGAGCTGCGGAGCTCCCCGCGATGAGCGCCCTGATCGTTCGCCTCGGGCCGGTGGCCAACGCCGTCGAGCAGCACCAGCGCATCGGCAGCCCCGACGAATCGCGGCAGGCCGTGGTCAACCGCGTGCTCGCCGACATTCGCGCCGGCCACCACCCTTACGTGCCGCCGCTGAGCGAACTGGACCAGCGCCAGCAGTTGGGTCGCATGCCGACCCGGGGCGGTGCCGCATGAAGCTGCGCAGCGCGCTGGCCAACAGCCGGCTCACCGGGATCTTCTTCGCCCGCCCGCAGCCCGTCTCGATCGACGACGGCCCGGCGATCGCCGAAGACCAGCCCGAGGTCGAAGAGACCTACATCGGCCACATCCAGATCGGCAACCAGGACATCGCCACACCAGCCTGGCAGCCGCCTGCGCGCGACCCGGAGCGACCGGTGCTGCCCGGTCACGAGCACCAGCTCGACGAGCGCAGCCGCATCGAGGTGCAGCGCGTCGCCGCCCGGCTTGCCGCCACCGAGCGCCGCGTCATGGCCATGTTCGACGACATCGCCGCGCAGATGGACCGCATCGCCGCGCAGATGCGCGCGGACGGCCTGTTCCGCGATGCCGCGTCGCGCACCCGCCAGGGAGACCTGCATTGAACGCCACCGCCACCCGCATCGATTGGGATGCTGCGGCGCGCTACACCGTGCGCACCCTGCGCGACCAGCACGGCAATTCGCCGCTGGGCCGCGCGCTCGATCGCCTGCTCGACCAGAGCCAGCTCACCCGACAGGCCGCGATCCTGGCCAGCGCCTACAACGTCTGCGGCCCCAGGACCGGCGCCTACGCCACGCCCACCACCGTCCGCAGCTTGGCCGACAGCGCAACGCTGGCGCGGTGCGTCGACGCCTACGCGAAGCACGTGGCCGCCGATCCCGACGCCCTCTACACCGTCGCCGAGGTCAACGAGGCGGTCAAGGCGGTGCGCTCGTGAGCGCTGGGGCCGAGCGGGTAGACGTGCTGCCGGGCGAGGCGCGCATCACGCTCACGGAGTACACGCCGGGCATCACCACGACGATTGCCGAGGCCGTGATGGCGTTTCCGGCCGGCACCTACTGGATCGTCCCCGACGAAGCCCGCGACGCCGTGCGCGAGCTGATCGACGCGGCGCGGTTTGCCGATTCGGTGCTAGCGCGTGACGGGTTCCGTGCAGAGGATTCGCCGCGACGCGACCTCCGCGACGCCCTCGCCCGCGTGGAGCCGCAGCGATGAAGCGCTCCCACGCACCCCACCTCGACCTCTTCGTCCTCGCCTGGTGCGCGTTCTTCGCCGGCATGCGCGTCGCCGACGGCGAGTGGGGGTACGCCGGCGCGATGCTCGCTCTCGGCCTCGTCGTGTACTGCCTGATCCTCGCCGGCTTCCAGAAGCAGGTACGCCGGCAGGCCGAGGAGCAGATGAAGGAAGTCGCGAGGGCGTTCTACTTCCTCGCCGAACACATGCGCGCCGTCGCCGCGCGCACAGCCACAGGGGAGAAGCCATGATCCACCACGCCATCCCGGCGCAACAGCCGCTGCAACAGCATGCGTGCGGCAATGCACCGCACCTGATCGAATCCCGCGGTCACGCAAGCACCGATCCGCGTCTCTTCGGCTTGCCTGCGAGCATGTACCACGTCGAGTGCTGCCGATGCGGCTTGGCCACCACGCCTGCGTGGTCCGCACGCACAGCCGAACACCTGTGGGCGACGGCAACCGACCTCGTTCCGACCACCCGCCTCCAGGCGCTGCGCCTGGAAGCCGAGCGCGCGCTCGCCGCAGCAGCGTGAGGAAGACTGTCATGTCGATGCCCTGTCGCGCCTGCGCGCCGCGCGAAGCCTTGTACGTGCCGCCCCTGCAGCGTGCCGCGCTGCTGGCCGCGTTGCAGTCGCCCAACCACACCTTGCGCCGGATGCGGAATGGTTACATCGCCCTCGCCGACGACGTCCGCACCAGCGGCGAGGCCACCGTCGTCATCGTCACCAGGCGCATGGCGCTTCGCCTGAAGCGCGAAGGCCTGGTCGACTTCGACGACTCCAAATATCCGGAACGGGTCATGCTCAACGCCCGCGGCGTGGCGCTGGCCGAGCAGCTGCGCGCCGCAGCACAGGCGGCGCAATGAAGCGCGGCCGCACCAACGGCCGCGTCGGCCACGTGCGCGAGTACCTGGCGCGCGTCAAGACCGCCCGCTCGCCCGAAGAGATCCGCCGCGCCGTCGAACCGACGGCCGCGATCGGCGTGATCTGCAACACGCTCTCCTACATGGCCCAGCGCGGCTATGTCGAACAACTGGGCCACGGCAAGGGCAAGGCGCGCTTCCGCATCGGCAAGCAAGCCCCGCCGGCCGTCGACCTCCGGGCCAACGGCACGCAGCACATCGTGTCCGCCGCGCCTGCGGTGCGGCGTGCGAAGCGCAGCAATTTCCACGCCGCACCGGGCACCGTCAGCGACCGCCCGCGCCACCTGATGAGCGCCAGCGAACGCATCGCCGCCGACATCGCCGCATTCCAGGCGCGCGGCGGAAAGATCGAAGTCCTGGGGATCACCCAGGTCTTCCACACCTACGAATCCGACAACGACGACTGAGAGGACGTCATGCCCCAGCCCCAGTACAACGCCATGCCCGGCCCCGACATGCTCGAGGCCATCGCCGACCAGGAAGCCGCCAACGGCAACGAGGTCAATGCGAACGAGTTTCGCCGCCGCGCCGGCGAATGGCGCGAAGACCTCCGCACGCTCGAGCGTGTCCAAATCGAACTGCAGGCGGCCAACGACAGCCTGCAGCACATCCGCACCACCCTTCAGGTGGCGTAACCCATTCAAGGAGAGCGGCATGACGTGCCAAACCATCAGCGTGGGCAAGACCAGCATCATCGTCGGCAGCGACGGCAGCTTCACCGTGATTCCCGGCGGCGAATTGATCGATGTGCGTTTGGATCAGAGCGCGGCGAAGGCTGCCAACGCGCCCTCCATCGATACCCCACAGGATCGCTTCGAGAAGGTGTTCAAGGCGGGGGGCAGCGTGCACTCCGCGGTGATCGACCACCAGACGGGCCTCATGTGGTCCATCGAATCCCTCGGCGACCCGGACGAGCCCGACGACGGCATCACCCAGGAGCACTGCATGGAGCGGTGCCGCGACCTGCGCCTGCTCGGCTTCGACGACTGGCGCCTGCCCACGCGCGCCGAACTCGCGACGCTCGTCGACGACACACGCCACGAGCCGGCGATCGACACCGACCTGTTCCCGCACGTGAAGCCGCGCTGGCACTGGACCAGCACCGCGGCCGCCTGGTCATCGGCGTCCGCGTGGTACGTCCTCTTCAACTTCGGCCTCGTCAGCAGCAACCTCCGCGGCAACGGCGGGTTCGCGTTGGCCGTGCGCCGTGCCGGTCAGTAGTTGGCCTTTTTGATCACCACCAGGAGTACCACCATGTCGCAACTCAAGCTCATCAAGATCAGCAGCACGGGCGAGCAGCTCGCCGACGGCGCGGCCGAGTGGGATGCCGTGCTGCTGCCCGACCACGGCCTCATGTTCACCGCCACCAACGTGGCCGAGGACGCCCCCCACGCAGACTGCGAGGCCGCTTGCAAGGCCTCGCGGGTCGCCGGCTTCGACGATTGGGCGATGCCCGACATCGACCAGCTGCAGCTGCTGATCGACCGCTCGCGCTGCAGCCCCGCGATCAACACCGACTTCTTCCGAGGCATCGCCAACGACTGGTACTGGACGACGACCCCGGCCGCCTGGTCTTCGGCGTCCGCGTGGGTCGTCTACTTCGACCTCGGCAGCGTCGACAGCGGCCCCCGCGACTACAGCGGGTTCGCGTTGGCCGTGCGCCGTGCCGGTCAGTAGTTGGCCTCTTTGACCTGACCTGACCATGCCCGCGATGCCGCCCATCGTGAAAGCTGCCGAACGCCTGCTCATCGACATCGAGCAGGCGGTTCGGCGGTTCGATCGCTACCACCGCTACGCGATCGGTACCGACCTGCGCGCGAAGGCGATGCAGGTGTACGACCTCGCCCAGCGGGCGTGGCGCGATCGCGCGCACCAGGCGCGATGGGTGGGCCAGCTGGTCTGGGCGATCGACGAGCTGCGCCACCGCCTGCAGGCGGCCAAGCTGCTCAACGCCACCGCCAGCTTCCGGCAGTTCGAACACCTTGCCCGCCAGATCTCCGAGCTGGGCAAGCAGGCTGGCGGCTGGCACCGCCACCACAACACCCCCAAGGGCCAGGATGCGCAAGGCCATCGCGCCATCGCGCAGCGCGCCCAGAAACTGAGTACCCGTGCCACCCCTGCTGGGGTCAACGCATGACGACACCGTCCTACCCCTTCGGCTGGCCGGCGATGTCCAAAGTGCGCGGGGAGGCGGCCGCCTGGTCTTCGGCGTCCGCGTGGAACGTCAACTTCAACAACGGCAACGTCAACAACAACCACCGCAACAACAACGGGTTCGCGTTGGCCGTGCGCCGTGCCGGTGAGTTTCAGGGGGAAGGGGCCGCCGAGGCCTCACTGCGCTCGCTCCACGACGCTTGGCGGCGCGCGCGCCGGCAGAAGGTGCCGAGCCACAACCAGCTGCGCTTCGACGCCGAGTGGATCGAGGGCCTGCTGCAGCTTCAGGCCGAGATCCGCGCCGGCACCTGGGCGCCGCGGCAGTCGACCTGCTTCATCGCCACGCGCCCGAAGGCGCGCGAGATCCACGCGCCGGACTTCGCCGACCGCGTCGTGCACCACTGGCTGGTGCCGCAGCTCGAGGCGATCTACGAGCCGGGCTTCATCCACGACAGTTACGCCAACCGCGTCGGCCGCGGCAGCCACGCCGCCACGCGGCGGCTGCAGCAGTTCGTCCGCCAGGTGCATAGCGGACAGCCCGGCGGCTGGTTCCTGCAGCTCGACATCCACAACTTCTTCAACAGCATCCACCGACCCACGCTCTGGGCGATGCTCAAGACGCGCATGCAGCGGCGCGGCACGCCCGAGCTTGTCCAGCGCGTCGCCCACGCCCTGGTGCGCCACGACCCGCTGCACGCCGGTGTGCACGTGCGCGCCACCGCCGCCGAGCTCGCGCAGGTGCCGCCGCACAAGCGCCTGGCCAACGCCGCACCCGGCTGCGGCCTGCCGATCGGCAACCTGTCGTCGCAGTTCTTCGCCAACGTCTACCTCGACGCGCTGGACCAGTTCGCCAAACACACCCTCAAGGCGCGCCGCTATCTGCGCTACGTCGACGACTTCGTCCTGGTGCACCACGACCGCGACCAGCTCGACGCCTGGCGCCGGCAGATCGAAGCCTTCCTCGCCGACCGCCTGCGCCTCTCGCTCAAGCCCGACATCCGCCTGCGCCGCCTGCCCGACGGCATCGACTTCCTCGGCTACGTCATTCGCCCCACGCACACCCTGGTGCGCCGGCGCGTCGTCGCACATGCCACAGAGAAGCTGGTGGCCATCGAGGCGCTCCACGTGCGCCACGGGCGCCTGCGTGCAACGCGCCGTCAGCACGAGGCCGCCCGCAGTGTGCTGGCCAGCTACGCGGGCCACTTCCAGCACGCCAACAGTCACCGCCTGCAGCAGCAGCTGCAGGTCCGTTTCCCTTGGATCAAGGACCTCATCCGATGACCGACAACGCCATCCAGTACATCCCCCTCGACAGCCTCCGCCTGTCGCCGAAGAACCGCCGCAGGCAGCGCGACCCGGACGCGGTCGACCAGCTCGCCGCGTCGATCGCGGCGCACGGCTTGTTGCAGAACCTCACCGTCGAGGCCTCGGCCAACGATGACGGCTTCTTCGAAGTCGTCGCCGGCGGCACGCGCCTGGAGGCGCTGCAGAAGCTGCAGCGCGAGCATGTGCACGGCAACGTGCCGGTGCCCTGCCGCGTCATCGCCAACGGCGAGGCCGTCGAGGCCAGCGCCGCGGAGAACCTGGTGCGCACGCGCCTCGCGCCCGCCGACGAGTTCGATGCGTTCAAGGCCATGGCCGACAACGGCAAGAGCCGCGACGAGATCGCTGCGCACTTCGGCGTGGCGCGCATCGTGGTCGACCGCAGCCTGAAGCTGGCGAACGTGCATCCGGATCTGTTCGAGGTCTTCCGCAACGGCGGCATGGAACTTGACCAGCTGCAGGCGCTCGCCCTCACGGACGACCACGAACTGCAGCGCAGCATCTGGTTCTCCGGCGACGCGTACCAGCGATGGGCCCACCACATTCGCGACCGGATCACAAACCGAGAGATCAATGCCAACTCCGGGATCGCGCGCTTCATCGGCCTCGACGCCTATGAGGCCGCCGGCGGCACGGTGCGCCGCGACCTCTTCGGCAAGGACGCTTGGCTCGCCGATCGCCAGCTGCTCGAGTCGATGGCCATGGATCGCCTCGAAGCGACGGCGCAGGAGCTGCGCGATGACGGCTGGTCGTGGGTGGAGGCCCACATCACGCTCGATTACAACCAGCTCAACGAGTACCCGCGCGGCTTCGGCGACGATCGGGCCGCCGGGGCGCCGCTCCCGGAAGCGGATGCGAAGCGGCTGGAGGCCATCGAGAATCGTCAGCAGGAGATTCAGGATCTCGACGCCGACGACCTCAGCGACGAGCAGGAGGAAGCGTTGCGCGCAGAGCTCGACGACCTGGAAAGGCAGGAAGAGACCATCCGGGCCGGGCAACACATGATCTGGCCAGCCGACGTCAAGGCGCAGTCGGGCTGCCTGGTCTACCTCACCCGCCCGAACGGGATCCTGACCATCGAATGGGCGCGCCTGAAGCCCGGCCAGAAGCTCGCCACCGGCAAGGTCTCCGGCACCGCGCGTCCCACCAGCGCCGACAAGGCCGCGGCCAAGGCGAAGCCCAAGGCGCCCACGCTGAGCGCTGACATGGTCGAGCGCCTGCACCTGCACCAGCGCGCCGCGCTGCGCCACGCGATCGTCAACGACCACGCGCGCGCGATCGAGCTGCTGTTGGCGCAGCTGCTCGCGGATCTGTTCTCGTCGTCCGTCGCGGCCTCGCTGTTCTCGGTGCGCGTCAGCAACCACCACGCCAGCGACATCGATGGCAAGGCCGTGCAGTTCGCCGACGTCAAGGCCTCGCCGGCGCGCAAGGCGCTCGACACGCAGATCGCCGCGCTCAAGGCCAAGCTGCCGAAGAAGGCGTCCGACATCCAGGCGTGGCTGGCGTCGCAGACCGTCGACCAGCTGCATGCGCTGCTGGCGCTGGTGGCGGCGGTCTCGCTGGACACCTCCAAGCCGCAGGCCGCCGCGCTGGCCAACCAGGTGAAGCTCGACATGGCCCAGTGGTGGCGCCCCGACGCCGACCACTACCTGGGCCACGTGTCCAAGGCGGTCGTCGCCGAAGCCGTGCGCGAGGTGCATGGCAAGGACGCCGCCGCCAAGATCGAGGCTGGCAAGAAGGACGCCGCCGTGGCGGAAGCCGGCAAGCTGCTGGCCAACACCGGTTGGCTGCCGAAGCCGCTGCGGGGCAACGGCTACCAGCCGCCCAAGCCCGCGAAAGCGCCCAAGCCCGCGCCGGCGAAGGCCGCCAAGGCGAAGCCGAAGAAGGCCACGGCGACGGCAGCCGCGCCTGGCAACCCGGCCGTCAAGAAGTCTGCGGCGAAGAAGCCCGCCAACAAGCCGACGGTAGCGAAGAAGGCCGCGCCGAAGAAGCCCGCCGCGAAGTCGGGCAAGGCGGCCGCGTCGTGAGCGCCGACACCAAGGCCATGATCGCGGTGACGGCGCTCAACAACATGTTCGAGAGCCACGCCTTCAGCATCTGCACGATCGACCAGGTCGCCACGATGCTCGGCGGCATTCCGGACAAGGACGCCTACCGCCAGCTGCATGCGCTGCATTGCGTGCACTGGTCGGCGATGCCTGCCGAGCTGCGCCGGCAGGTCCCGGACCTGGTCCAGCGGGCGCTGAGCGGCGGGGCCAGGTTCCGTTTCCAGCTCGTGCCCGAGGCCGAGCTGCCTTCCACCCATGCCCTCACCGTCATCGACGGCTGCAAGCACACGCGCCGCCCGCTCCGCCAGCGGCTGTTCGGAGGCTGACATGCAAGTCGAACAAACCGAAACGATCACCACGCACGTAGGGCTCGCCATGGAACTAGCACGCATCGAGGAGCGCCTCCGCACTGACGGCGTGTCTCAGGCCGAGCGCGCGATCATCCGCCGCGCGGCCGACTGCCTGGCAACCGGTCTCTTTCCGCCGCCGCACAGCTCCGTCTGGATCGTTGGCCGCTGGCCCGAGACCGGCGTGTGGCAATTCCAGGGCGTGTTCGCCACCGAAGCCGGCGCGATCGAGGCCTGCGAAGACGGCCGCTATTTCATCGGCCCTGCGCAACTTGGTGCTCGCATCCCAGCCGCAATCAGCGAGTGGCCCGGTGCATATTTTCCGGGTTCGCCTTCCGATCGCGACACGCAGGCCGCTGCACCTGGAGAGCAACCATGAGCAGCGCCAAGATGCCGCCCATGCTGCCGATTCCCGTCAGCGCGGCCGAAACGATCGCCAAGAACTTCGGCTACGACCAAGTGATCGTCATCGCGCGCCGCGTCGGCGAGCCTCCCGCGCCCGCCGGCGAACACGTCACGACCTACGGGCGCAACTCCGAGCACTGCTGCGTTGCGGCGCGGGTGGGGAATTTCCTGAAGCACAAGGTCATGGATTGGCCGGAGTACGAAGGCTCGACCGAAGCATCGCTGGACAATCTGCGCCAGTTGGCCGAGGCGCTGGAAATGCCCGAAGACTACGGGTTGGTCGAGTTCCTGCCTGGACAGTGGTCATTCCAGTTCGAGCGAGCCGACGGCGAAGTCATGGCATGCGGCACAAACTGGAATCATCCGGCGCTCGCGGCCTGCGCCGCGTGGGGCCGCCACGCGGACGCCCTGCGCCCCGCCGGGCCGGACAATGCGGAAAGCACCACCCCGCCGGCTGCGAAGGATGGGGCGGTGGATGCGAAGCTGCGCAGAGCAATCGAGAAGGTCGATTTGATCGAGCGCTACCGGATTAACGACGGAAACGCCTATCACGACTCGTTGATGATCGTGCGGTCCGCATTGGTCGAAGCCCTCGCCGCCTCCGCGCAGCAGGCCGTGGTGTCGGATGCAAAGGTCGATCGTGTGACCGACTACCTGTGCGAGCAGGAATACGACATCGGCGGGCGCGCCGAATTGCGCAAGCATGTCGCCGCCGCCCTGCGCAGCAGTGAGGTGGCGTGATGGACCGCATGTCTGACGTGGAGCGCGCGGCTCTCCAATCGGCAATGGACGAGCCTATGACCGACGATGAAGCCATCGGTCTGATCGCCGAAATGGTGCAGATGATCGTCGCACTATTGAAGGCAGCGCCGCCAAGCGCCGACGGCGAATTTGCGCCCAAGGCTATCCGTTGCGCGAACGTCATTTCGTATGTGGGCGAAGCCTTCAAGGATCGCGACAACTACCATCGCCGGCTGCTCGACAAGATGGAAGAAATCGCCGCCCTGCGCCCCGCCGGGCCGGTCGATGCGGAAAGCACCACCCCGCCGGCTGCGAATGACGGTGCAGTGGAGGCGCCGTCCTACGGAATCATCGACCCCGACTACGCCCGAATCTACTCAATTGCTCGGTGCTTGGCATGGTCGGAGGGTTACGCGCTCACGCTCCACGGCTCATTTACTCGCGATCTCGACCTTGTTGCAATTCCGTGGACCGACACGGCGTGCGAAGCCGAGCACCTGGCCCATCGCATCGAGGAAGCCGCCGGGCTCGTGAGCAAGGTCAGCAACCCAGGCGAGAAGCCGCACGGTCGACGCGTGTGGACGTTGCACCTTCCTGGTTTCGGGGAGCCGAGATGGGTCGACCTTTCGATCATCCCGCATTCCGCCACCGCGCAGCAGGCCGTGGTGTCGGAGGACATGGTGGATTGGGCGATGGCTGCTTACTACGGTGAGGGCGTCGATAGGGACGATCCAGTTCGGCAGGACATGCGCGCCGCCCTACAAGCCGCTCTGCGCGGCAGCGAGGCCGCGTGATGAATCCACGCCACTCGATGCTCGTGGCCGCACTTCTGGCGGCTGCGGGGTACGCGACGCCATCGCCGCAGCGAGTGCGCGAGCGCGACAAGCAGCCTCGCAAGTTCACTGACGCGCGCAAGGCGGAGGCAGAGGCCAAGCGCCAGCGCAAAGCCGCGAAGCGTGCCGCCACACGGGCACGGCACCCGGGAGACAACCCATGAAGCGCCTCGCCACCTGGCTCTTCCGCCTCCTCTTCGACAACATCGTCCTGGCGCGCGAGCCCGACTTCATCGTCGGCGCCGACAACTCCAATGGCGCCTATCTGCTGCGCTGGTGGGTGATCCCGCGCAATCGCCTGTTCAACGTCTACCTGCACCAGTTCCTGCGCGACGACGACGACCGAGCCTTGCATGACCACCCGTGGGCCTGGTGCTCGTTCCTGCTGCAGGGCCAGTACATGGAGCACACCATCGCTGCCGGCGGTATCCACCGCCGCCAGCTGCGCCAGGCCGGCAGCCTCAAGCTCAGCGGCCCGCGCCGCGCTCACCGCGTCGAGTTACTGCGCGAGATCGTCGACAACGGCGATCCCATCGTGCAGCTCAGCGATCCGCCCGTGCCGTGCTGGACGCTGTTCATCACCGGACCCGTCGTGCGCCGCTGGGGCTTCCACTGCCCGAAGGGCTGGGTCGACTTCGAGCGCTTCACCAAGCCCGGCGCAACGGGTGAAGTCGGCAGCGGGTGCGACGGATGAACATCACCGTGGAGAAGTGCGCCCTATGCGGCGTCACGCTCGACCCCGACGTCGACGACATGGAGCGCTGCTGCTGCGACGACTGCAAGCACCACCCGGCGGCCCGCCGCCTGGGCCGCAAGGTGCCGGCGGCGACGCACGCCGGCGGCGCGCGCGAGTTCACGCTCGCCGAGCGCACGCTGATCCGCCGCGTGCACGGCTTCATGCCGGCCGAACAGCTGCTGGGCCTGCTCAACGAGCGGCTGGTCTGCGACCTCGGCCCGGATGCCGCGCGCTACACGATGGAGCAGCTGCACGGCGAGATCCGCGACCTGCCCGGGCGCGTGCCCGCCGGCGACTGGTCGGCGCTGCGCCAGCTGCTCGCGCACGCCCGGCGCGAAGGCGTGCTGGACGCGATCGACGCCCGCCTGGTCGACGACTTCGCCGTCGTTTTCTCCCTCTCCACCGCGCAGGCGCTGCGGCTGAAGGACGTGATCCTCAGCGCGAAGGAGTCCAGCCGATGAGACAGGTCACCCGCCGCAACGAACTGGTGGGCACCTCGCTGGACCTGGGCGGCACGCCCATCGAACTGGCCGACTACGCCACCACCGGCCTGCGCATCGTCACCGTCGGCCCCAGCGGCATCGGCAAGACCAATGCCGGGCTGCTGATCGCCGAGCAGCTGGCCGCGCAAGGCTGGGTGAGCGTGCTGGTCGACCCCGAGGGCGAGATCGAGTCCATGTACGGCGAAGCCGCCACGCCCGACACCCTCGAGAAGCAACTGGCCACGCGCGAGCACCCGATCGTGGTCGTGTCCGCGAAGGATGCCACCGAGTTCATCCCCTTCGGCCGCGTCATCCTCGAGGCCGCGGACAAGCATCGCCAGCCGCTGTTCGTGATGCTCGACGAAGGCCAGGTGTTCAGCGCCAGCCGCAAGCGCAAGAACGACGTCGGCACCGCGTCCGACATCGTCAACGAGTTCGCGCAGCGCGGACGCAAGCGCGCCCTGGACCTGTTCCTTACCGCGACCAGCTTCACCGGCTCGCTGCACCGCTCGATCTTTGCCAACAAGAACCTCTCGTTGATCGGTTGCCAGGAGGATCCGACCGCCTGGGCCGCGCTGGCGCCGCAGTTCAGCGCCTCGCGCATCGCCTTCCACGACCTGGCATCGCTCGCGCCCGGCGAGTTCTTCTGCTTCAGCCGCCGCGGCGTGGAGAAGGTGCGCATGCCCATGGCCGAGGCCATGCAGGCGGTGGCGATGAAGGCGCCCACGATCCGGCCGTCGTTGCCCACCACCTTCAGCCAGTGGGACCGGGCGATGCGCGAGATCCCGACGGCGCGCCTGCAGCGCCTCACGGACCCGGTGGTCACGCTGCTGGCCACGATCTCCGGTCTGACCCTGCAGCAGATGACGTCGGGCCGCCGCGCGCTCGAGGACGAGCTGGCATGCCGCTGAGCTGGCAGGCCTTCGTCACCGGGCCGGAGGCGGCCGGCGTGGGCGCGTCCTTCCTCGCCGCCATCGTGGGCCAGCCCGAGGACGCCGTGCGCCGCGTACGCGCTGCCAGCGGCCCGCGTGGGGCCGTCCGGGGCAGCAGGGGCGGCGTGGCTGTCTTCCCGCGCCTGTTCGCCCAGTGGCACGGCCGCGCGCCCGAGGCGGCTGATTGGCCGGCGCCGCGGGCATCCGGCGCCGCCGGCTTCGAATGGCTGCCGCCCGAGGACGCCGAATTGGCCGGCCTGATCGGCCAGATGGGCAAGGCGGAGATCTCCGAGATCCTGACCCGGCGCCTGCGCCAGCTCACCGGCAACACTGCGGCCTGCCGCGATCGCAATGCGGTCCAGATCCGGGCCAACCGCCTCGGGCTGTGGATCACCGACGTCGTGGGCGGCATCAAGATCTCCGACGCCGGCGCCGAGATCGGCAGCGTCGAGGTGGTCCGCAATGCCATCCGCAACGAGTCGCTGCCGACGTTCCGCCAGGGCCGCCTGATCGTCATCCCGCGCGAGGCATGGCAACGCTGGAAGGCGGGCCGAATGCTCGCACCGCGCGGCTTCGTGCGCTTGGCCAGCATCCGCGAGCAGCTCGGCATTCGCAGCGACAGCAAGCTCTGCGAGTTCGCCAAGCTCGGCTACGTGCCCACGGCCATCCAGTGCAATCCGACTCGTCCGGATGGCCGCAACACCCGCTGGGGCTGCTGGTTCATCGATGCCAAGGTGGGCCGCCGCCTGGTCGCCGATCGGCATGCGGGACGCCCCATGCCATGGCACGGCAAGCCCTTGCCGGACAACCTGCGGCACACCTGGAAGCGCTGGCGCGAGCGCAAGCACCCGGCCAGCTGCGCGACGTGCGCGGCGCTATGGGGCACCGCCGGCGCGCCCACGACCTTCGAGGACTTCTGCAGCCGCTACCACCCGCTCGAGCACGGCGCCAAGCGCCACCTCACGTTGCGGTGGCACCCAGGCCTCACCGTCGCCGACGTCGCCCGACAAGCCAAGCGGCGCCGTGTGGACGTCGAGTCCGCGATCGAGAACGGCATGCTGCGCGCCACGCGCGATGGCCGCCTGCTGCGCATCACCCGCACCGACGCCACGCGCTGGATCGCGCGCCGCTGCCCGACCGGCAAGGACGGCGCCTCCTGGATCTCGCTGGCCAACGCGAAACGCTGGTACGGCTTCAGCCTCAAGGAGCTCCGGGCGTTCGTGGCCAGCGGCGACCTCACACAGCGCGCCGGCGCCGCCGGCGACGTGCTCGTGGCGCGGCAGCAGTGCGTCGAGCTGCGCGATCGCATTGGCTTCACCGAGGCGCAGGCTGCCGCCAAGCTCGGCGTCGGCGTAGCGGCGCTGCGCGACCTGCTCGCCGGCGTCGACTGGCGCGGCGCCGAGCTGATCCCCCTGGTCACGCTGCAGGCCGTGCGCAAGCGGATGCAGTCCCAGGCCGGCCACACCATCGAGGAGGCCGCAGCCGAGGTGGGTCGCTCGCCGGCATGGGTGCGCGCGCGGATCAAGGACGGCACGGTGCGCGTCTCGCGCGCGCCTTGGGACCGCCGGCGCCTGTACCTCAGCGCGCCGATGGTGCAGCGCCTGAAGGCCGCCAGGCGGCGCAAGGCCCGCGCACCCAAGCTCTCGGACGCGTGGATCCGCCTCGGCCCCGCCGCGCGCCTGGCCGGCGTCAGCGACGGCACCGTCCAGAACTGGGCGACCGCCGGCGAGGTGCGCTTCCGCATCGCCGGCGACGGCTATCGCCGCTACGCCCGTGTCTCCGTCATGTCCCGCGCCCGCCGCTACTGGCAGCGATACGCCACGCGCCGCGTGGATCCGCCCGCATGGATCCAGGCGCAGGCCACAAAGAGGAAGGCCCGATGACCAACCACGCCGCCCGGCGCAGCCGCGCCAAGCCCGCCCCGCTGACCGTGGCCAGCGCCTGGCCCGACACCATGGGCCTCGAGCAGGCCGCCGAGTACCTGCGCCTCGGGCGCGACGCCACGCGCGAGCTGTTCGACACCGGCCAGCTCGCCGGTACATCGTTCAACCAGAAGCACCTGGTGTTCCGCCGCGTGACCCTCGACGCCTTCCTCGCCGACGTCGAGGTCCGGCAGACCGCCGAGCGCGCCAAGCGCCACGCCGCGCTGCAGCCGGCGAACGATCCCGGCACCCCCGCCGCACGCCCGCGCACCGCGAAGCCGGATCTGGCACGCTACGAGGCCGGCGCAGCCAACGACGAAGCCTGACCAGAGGATTGCAGCCCATGACCGAACAGACGCCTCCCTCGCTAGACAACTTGACGCCACAGCAGATGGCGATCGAAGCGCTACGCGAGGTGGCACAGAACCATCTCATCACGGCGGACGGCTTCTTCCCCGGGTTCAGCACCCTGGATTACAGCGGCGCCGCCGTTCTCGCTGCGCTGACCGAGGCCGGTGAAGTCGAAACTGTGAATCGCCATGAAAGCTACAGCGGGCTCCAGCAGCCCGTCTGGCAGGGTAAGCGCCTTCGCGAGCACTCCAGGCCTTCGGCGTTTCGCGGCATGCGCCTGCCACGGTACGACCTTCGCCGAGGTTACTGAGCATGTTGAAGCTCAATGACGGAGACGTTTCCATCCTGGTCGAGCCCGGCCTTCGCGTTCCGCTTGGCAAGCTGGTCGACGGCCAAATTCTGCGGATCCAACAGGCCGAGCCAAATGCCGACCCGCTACTCCTCCGGAGCTCGGTGAACGTTTCGTGGGAGATGAGCAGCGACGCCTACAGGCGGCTGCGCATGTTCGCCTTCGGCTACCGCCGTTGGCTCGCGCTGCGGCAGCAGCTCAAGAACGAGCGCCGCCGCGGCTGGCGCCACATCAGGTAGGACCCAGAGGGCAAGTGTATGACCGTGCAAGAGCTGATCGCCGAACTCAACAAGTGCTCGAAGAACGCCCAGGTGTACTTCTTCTTCGACTGGGACTCGAAACGCGAGGTGATCGACGTGTCGCCCGAGGACAGCGACGGCCATGTGGTCCTCGGCGAAAGCCTCCCGCCGGAGTTGTACGCGCGCGACTACAAGTACGATTGAATCACCACAGCCGCGCGGCCAGATCCGAGCCGCGCAAGTTCGCGTACCGCGCCAGCGATCGAATGTCCTTGTGCCCGGTGATCTTCGCGATCTGCAGATCAGTCAGCGTGGTGCGCTCGTAGAGCCTGGCCGTGGCCTCGTGCCGCAGGTCGTGGAACCGGAGATCCGCGCAGCCCGCAGCTTCGAAGATCCGGGCGAACTGCCGCGACAGCTGCGCCGTGCATCGCTTCATCGTCTCCGCCTCGCGATCGCCATTCCACCACGGGAAGACCAGCCCTGACCGCCGCTTGCCGATCATGGCCTTGAGCACGCGCTTGGCCACCGACGTCATCGGCACCTGCCGCTTGCTCCCGTTCTTCGTGCGCTCGAGGAACACCGTGCGCTTCGTGAAGTCCACCTGGCCCACCTCGAGCGTGTACATCTCGCTCATGCGCATGGCCGACTCGAGCGCCAGGTCGAACAACGTGGCCAGCGCGAGCTTCTCCTTCAGCTCGAGCGCCCGCTGCCGGTCCGCCCGCTTCTCCCCGGACAAGACCGCGCGGATCCGCGCCTCCTCGCCGGCGGCCAGCCGCCGATCGCGCTCAGTGCTCTCCTTCGCCTCGCCGCCGCCCTTCCGGGTGGCCACCGCGGTCGCGTCGGCGTCCGAGTACTGCGCGTAGCCCTTCGGCAACTGCCGCAACGGATTGATCGGAAGCTTCCGATGGGCGACCGCCCAGTCCAGGCACCGCGCGAGCGCGCCGACGTGGTGCCGGATGGTTGACGGCGCCAGGTTGGCGTCGCGCTTCATCGACGTCACCCAGCCGGTGGCCCACTCGAACGTCACGACACGCAGCTCGAGCGTCGCCTGCAGGCGATCGAGCACCACGCTGATGTACCCGCTGTCCGCAGCGGAGAGCGACACCGCGCCCTTGTACTCGAGCACCACCTCGCGCAGCCGCGTCGCGCGCTCGCGCCGCGCCGTACGGAACTCGTCGGGCACGATGCCGCGATCGAGCAGCTGCTCGAGGCGCCGCACGTATGCGTCCCCCTCCGCCTCGACGCGGAACGTCATCGAGATCGGCTTGGGCAGCATCCGCGATCGCTTGACCACGAACTCCCAGGAACCGTCCTTGCGCTGTCGCTTCGTCGCCAT